AGGTTTTTGTCAGCAACAAATTTATTTAATATGTTACCTGCTATACCTACTACTGAGTTTGTTATTGGATCCGCCATAAATACCTCCTATGTGCGTAAAAAATATACTAATAATCCTATCCCTGCGGCTACGACAATCCACATAAATCTCTCTATGAATCGTCCTGTATTAGAATTGACATCGGATTGTGACTCTACGTCTTCTAAACGTTGTTCTATCTTATCCATTCTAATAAAGAACCTATCATTTTGCCTTAACACGGTAGCTACTCGTTCTTCAATACGAGCAATAGACACGACTGCATCTGCTAGCCTGTCTAATTTTTCTTCTATCTTTTCTAGTCTTTGATCTTGTGAATCACTCATAACTCCAAACCCAAGGTCTTGGTCTGGTGCTAGTAGCTTCTAGAGTATCTAAATGTATGAATCTAGAGTCGCCATGTTGTTTCACACCAAGCCCGGTTATACCATGTTTTAACGCTACTTCTATACACTTTAAGGCGTCCGCGCCTCTTATAAGTATATCTACAGCCTTGCCACTTGCGTGAGCTCCTGGTTGTGATTTTCTTGCTTCTATAGGATGCGTTGGATCTCTATAGGCACTTGTTATTATAAACGGAATTCCTACTTCTTCACGTATTTTTTCAAGAGTTTCCATGAACTCTGGGTCCATGCCACAGATACCTGTGTGCTTACATTTGAGTTCGTCTTCGCTAAAATATTTCCACATAACCTACTGTATTGTTTTATAAAATTTTAATAATTTATACCATTCTGGTTTTATTTCTTCCCATGCAGTAAATTTTTTTATATTTAAAGTGTGTCTAACTTCATCTATGGGTTTATCTAACAACTCATGCCAATCTACAGTCATAAACCAAGCAGTCTGTTTACCCCTTAAATAACCTTCCAAAATTAATCTAAAAAGACTTATCGCTGGGTTGAATTTAATTTTATACCATAAAGGCCCTTGTATTGCATTTTTGCCAAAAGAATTTCTAATAGATAGCAATATACTAGATAAACAAATATAGAAAAAGCTCCAACGAAAACCCTTTGCAATAGTAAAAGCTAATACTGATAACTCTGCAATAGGGGTAGAATCTAATTTATTTAGGCAATGTATTAAATCATGTTCGTTTAACATACCTTGTAGAAAAGCTATTCTTTTTTTACCTTTAGTTTTAGATAAATTAAAATTTTTATGAAATAGATCGTCTTGGTTATTTTTCCAAAAAAATTTTAACTCTGACCCTAAAGTCCCTTTTTTATGTCGTTTTTGCATGACTACTTCTTTTAAATTTTTTTGTTTAAAAAAAGTTTTTGCGTAGGGGTGTTTTTTAAATCTATTTAATATTTTTCTATCACAGTTTTTATCTAATTCATCTACCATAGTCAAAATTAAATTTAAATCTGTTTTAGAATGATCTGATTTTATTGTTTTGTAATAGGTTTTAAAGAATAGAAAGTGTTTAATCATTTGTAAATTGCTACTATTCTAGTTGTTTCGTTACTTACATTTTTTATTGAACACTCAGAGCTGTTAAGTTTTTTACAATCATACTTGTGAAATGTATGTGTTGTTTCGCCTACAGTCACTTCACAAGTATCTCCTGTTAAGATATAACATGTCTCTCCTTGTTTATTAAAGGTAGTTGTCTGTTGGGGAGGTAAGTCAATGTTTTTGTAATCCCAGCCATAAGTAGTACCCATGGCACATATAAGGACAGTATTATCTTGTAGCGCTTCTAAAGATGCTTTGTGGCTAGCTATCTCCCAAGTAGAAGACCTTTCGGCCCACTCTGTTATATATCCACCATAATCTATAGTGTACCCTACTCTATTACTTTCATTAATTAGGGTTGCATAGTTATGATCAGGATTGTTTTCTGCCGCTAATTCCCAAAACTTATCTACTACTTCTTGAGTTATATTTTCATCTTCTGTCCATTCATAACAAACTTTTAACTTGCCTTTCATAAACAAATAATTATTTAAAGATTTTTGAATTTTATTATAGTCAGGGTGGTAGACTATATCAGTATAGTGTGGCTGTTCTTCAAAATCTAACCTAGCAATCCTATCCCCAGTATTACCAACTAAAAAACTTAGTTGTAAATTATCATCTAAATTAATAACAGGATAATTAGAGTCTAGAGAGAATCCAAATATCATTAAATTTCCTCTGCTTGAGTTATTGGCACTAAAGGACAAGGCTTTAATGGGTCCATGAGTCGGTCTCCGTACCAAGCTGGTTTTTCGTTTTCCATATTAGTCTGTAAAAGTTAAATTATAACTTACACCATTAGTGAAGGCAGTCGTAAGACCACCAGCCCAATAAGTATAATTATCTGTAGAGTCATAAGTACCCGTGTTAGTAGCTGTCAAATCTATCATTGTTGTTGAGCCACTTTTTAAATAATCAACACCAAGAACTGTTGCAAGAGTATTACCTGTTCCAACATTGCCATTTAAAACAACTACAGCGTTTGATGCTATTGAGTTTGCAAGACTAAAAACACCTTTTACAGTGTAAGTAGTTCCACCTAGAGATATAGATGAGTCTGAAATACTTCCTAAAGGAGCACTTGAGGCATTACCATTCCATTTGCTCATGTCAAATAAATATCCTCGATAAGTAGTTGGATATTTATTTTGTTCTGATGTTTCTGCAAATTCTCCAGCAGTTATAGAAATCACATCATCTATAGATGAGGCTCCATACCATTCATTAAATGACATAGTTGCTCCAGAACTTTTACTAATTAAAGCTCTTATGTCTGTATCATTTAATCCTACTGTTGAGCCAGAAGAACCTCCTACCTCAACGTGCATTTGGTTCATTGAAATTGCTCCAGAAGAAGGTAATGCCATTACTTATCCTCTAATTCCTTTACTTTAGCTGTAAGAGTTTCTATTTGTTCTTGTTGTTCTTTGATAGCTTCTACTAATAAACCTACTGTGTTGCCATAACGAATGGCTAAGTGTTTATCTTCATCATCTACATCAGAAGTTTCGTAAACTGCTTCTGGTAATACTTTTTCTAAATCTTGTGCTATTAAACCTGTGCTTTTCTTTCCGTCTTTTTTGTAATTAAAAGTAATTCCTTTTAATTGTTTTACTTTATCAAGAGCATTAGGGATAACTTCAACATTTTCTTTTAATCTAATATCTGAGGTGCTTCCAAAAGCTGTGATATTACCATTACAAATTAATGCTCCTGCATCTGACATATCTATTCTTGCAGCAATAATTCCTGAGCCACCATCATTTCCTAAAAATACAAAATCTTTGTCTTGCCCTGTAGCTGTTAAATTAAAGTTTAAAGAGCCACTTTCAATGTTTCCCCACTCATTGCCGTCATCATAAAACCTTATGTGTTCTCCACCAGCATCAAGAATAAGGTCTCCAGAACCGTCTAGAGTTAAATCTCCTGTTCTCGTAATAGTTCCACCACCAATATCAATAGAGCCATTAAAGATTGCCCTTCCTGCATCAGACATATCAAGAGTAAGAGCAGTAATATCACTAGAACCATCTATTCCTTTAAATATAATATCTTTATCAGAAACTTTAGACTCAATATTAAAATTGCTACTCCCTAAATTTATTACACCTACCTCTGTCCCAGAACCTAAAAATTGAAACTCTGGTGTACCTGTATTTGAATTAAATTTTAAAGCTCCATCAGCTTGAATTTTTCCACCGAAAATAGCGTCACCACCTGCGGAATAATCAATTTGTAACGCTGTTATTAATCCACCACCATCAGAGTCATAACCTTTTAAGATGAAGTCTTTATCATTCAAATTGTTTTGAATAGTGAAATTATCATTGGTGGTTTTAATAAGTGCAATTGTGTTAGACGAGTTAATAAAACTAAAATCACCACTGTTAGAAGTAAGAGCAATAGTGTCAGAATCTGCGGTTGCCTCTACTTCAATTTTAGTATCGCCATCTAAGTCAGTAAGACTACTTGTGCCCATCTCAAGCACTTTAGCGTTTAGTCTAAGTTCTATTTTTGCACCACTACTAAAAGCAGCAGCCGAAGTATTGTCTTGAGCTCTTACGACAGTAAGATCGTTACTAGAGATACCAGTAACTTTAACAGTCTCTATATTAGTGCCATCATCGAGAGTGGCAAAGAAAACATTATTAGCATCGGGCGTGGGAAAAACAGCTGCAGATGTTACAGGGACTGTTGTAACAGCGTCGTTTATCCCACTCGATAAAGTAGTTTCGGCATTGTTTTTAAAAAGCAAGCCCACAGTAAGACCTCCTTAGTTTAACTAACTGTCACTGTCCAAGTGACTGTCATACTGTCTGATGCACCTTTGTTTACAACGGAAAAAACTGTTCTACATAGCATAGTGCCACCAGAACTAGCATTTAAAATACCAGCTTCGGTTACAGCACCAGTACCAGTTCCAGCCGCAAAGCTAGCTACATAAGTAACTACAGCAGCAGAAACGTTTGTACTAGTAAGAGCTACTCTACCTAACTGTGAACCTAAGGCAGTATCACTCGCAGCAGCGGCAGTACTTCCAGATCCAATAGCCATGTGTGACATAGCAGTTGCACTAGCGTCTTTTATACGAGAAGCGACGTAACCTTTACCAGCAGTAACAACTAAGTTGTCAACTTCTTGTACAAGTTCGTCGTTCAAATGTATTTGTAGACGTCCTTTCATTTTTAATGCGTCATTTATATTTGACATAAAAACCTCTTAAGAGTTAATTGAATACGTATTTAAGGCAGACTTATTAAGCAGAGCCCCAGAAGTACTACCCGCTATCAATTGTACATCAATTGATTCTGATACTGAAACACTATTTGCAGTAGCCTGTCCAAAGCTAACCGCATGGGCTTCTCCTACACTTGTAGAATCTGCTATGGTTGCAGGGCTAAAGGCATGAGCAAAACTTTCTGAAACTGTAGAGGTATCAGTTAAAGGTTTACTAACTGCAAATGGACCTAAGCTTTCTCCTACGGAAACCACATTATTTTTATTTACTCCGGATTCTGTAGCTAAATCATCGCTTGCACTTGCAGTATCATCCAAACTATATGAATCACTAAAGGCCCTTACAAAAGTACGTACACTAGCAAAAGACTCAGCTATAGATGTTGTGTCAGAGGGATTTTTACCAAAATCTGGAGTATAAGTTTCACTGATTGTTGTGGTATCAGAAGCTGCTTTACCAAACGAACTCGCATACGATTCTCCGACGTTCGCCGAATCTGACGGATTTTTACTGAAGTTAGAAGCATAACTTTCTCCTACACTAGCTGTATCCGAAAACGTACGTTCAAAAATTAGCAGTGTTACAATACTCTCAGTTACACTAAAAGTATCTGAAGCAGATTTGCTCATAGTTAAAGCAGCTACTTCTAGTATTGAGGTAGTATCTGCAGCTACAGTTTTAGCAATAGCATTAGCTAAAGACTCTGTAATAGTTACTGTTAAAGCTTTATCTTCTTGATATCCGGGAGCAAAGTACAAGTCTTTAGAGTCTGCGTCAAGAACTATATCTACAGCAGAAAGATTAAGAAAATCTATACCATACTCTAAATTAACAAAACTAACTAAAGATTGTATGTTTTGAAATACCGTAACTGGCTCTAACGAGTCAGTATCTACTATAGCGCGTAGATTAGTATTTGATACTATTGCTCGAAGTGCCATTAATCAAAGTCATCGCGCACTTGGAACTTAATTAAATCTTGTACAGTTTGAATCCCACTACCACTTGTAGTGTGTTCTATTTCACCTTCAAAAGTACCAGCAGCTGTCCAAGTATCACTAGGAAAAGCTACACTCACTTCTCCATTAGAAGCGCCTGTGATTGAACCGGTAATTGTTTTTAGTACAGTTGTACTACCTACTTCACGGATCCTAAAACGTACAGTACTGCCAGACAGATTTACTGCTGCCCATGTCGTACTATCATCGGCGTCCAGCGTTTTACCAGCAGCTGCGGTATTACTGTCTTTTAGTGTAAAATTTAGAGTAGGTAAAGTATCACCTACTACTAATTTAATTGTTGATGAATAAGCCATAATTTACCTCATTATAAGTGTATTTCTATTTATATCCAACCGCACCTGCGTATGGCACATAATCCCAAATATTACCTTTACCTTCTATAATATCTACTGCCCTTTCAAAAGTAGCACCAAATAATGGAGTAAAGAATTGATCCCCATATAAATCTGCTTCAAACATAGGTATTAACAATCCAAACCTTCCGGGAAGTCCGGCTCTATCTGCTACATCAAAGAGATAAGTAGGCCACGGAGTTTCATCAGAACGGAATACTTCTGGATCCCCACCTTTTAATATATATTTTAATAACTCTCTAACTTCTAAAGCTAACATAGCTAAAGGCATCATAGTTCCAATTAAAAGAATTAGAGGTAATAGAGCACTTATTGGCCCATCATACTCATAATTCCTTTTCATATTCTTCCATGTGCCTTCTCCATAGGTTTTACCAAAAGAGTAATAAAAAGGTTTTAACTGAGAAATTAAAGCATAGAAAGGATTATTCATCCATACAGTTCTTTGTGCTGCATTTGGTCTTAGTACCATCTCGCCCGAAAGTTTGTTTAGACCTTCTCGTATTTGTAGGCCTAAAGGGTCAGATCTAAAGAACTTATCTATTTGATTGAATGATTTAGGAGTATCACCTTTCATAACTCCAAGTCTCTCCATACCTGCTACTAATTCTTGTGGTGGTATAGAATCAAGTCCTATGGTTTTTAACCTATCCATAGCTTTACGATCTCCAGTAGCCGCTCTTTTTGCATCTGCTTCAATAGCCATTATTGAAACAAGACCTGCATTTCTATAAATAAAATTCATAAATTTGGTGGTTCCGATTGATCTAAAGAAAGCTTGCGACCATTCTCTAGTTTTAGCAGTAGCCCAACCTAAATCACCTGCATAGACACTGGCTTCTACTGCTGTGCTAATTCCCATAACACCTAAAGCTCTCATAAGGTTTGTAGCTTCTTCTTTGTTTTTAATATTTTTTACTAGTGCTCTACCTAAGAAACCTATAGACTCTATATCGCCCCTTTGGATTACAGGTCCAGCTATTTCAGGAAGACTGGATATTGTACTACCAGCTAAAAAAGTTACTTGGTTAAGTAACATCATTCCTGCTTGGAACTGTCTTAAAGTAGGCCACCTATCTATGGACATTCCTGCTTTACCTAATATAGAAGATGTCACGTGAGTAGCATCAAATGGTTGTTTAACATTTGGATCTAACCAAATTGAAGCTGTTGCGGACATGTGACCTTGCATAAGGTATCTTGATTCGTCTACTTGTCCAAACTCATTAAAGGACTCATCTCTAGTTTTTATTTTGGCAAAGGGTTCTAAGAACCTTAAGTCATCAGTGTAACCATCAGGCGTGCTTATCTCACCTTGTTTTATAAGCGCCCTAGCTCTAAGTATTTCTCCATCTGAAAGTGTGTGTCTTACTTCATTGTTAAATACAAATTTTAACGACATACTTCTTATAGAGTTTTTAAAAGCTTCGTAAGGAGGTTCAATTAACCCATTTACTCTTAGTTTATGTGTAGGTATATTTCTAAATAGGTTAGCTCTCTTTGGTGCCATACCAACTGAAACTGCAGAAACAAGAGGGTCTAACTCCATTTCATCCATTAAAATATGGTCTTGATCTTCTCTGTTTTGAAGCATTATTCTTACTGCTTTTCTAGCTTCATCAGAACTTAAACCAGTGTGTTGGTTATATTTCACCAACAGCTTAACTAATCTAGCTTGTAATATATCGTCGACTCCAATTTCATCTATTTTATAATTTCTTCGTAAGTCATAGTTATCCATAACTCTTAAACCGGCTGACGCCATAAGTCTTTTTAATCTTTGTAAAACTTCTACAACTAAGTAAATAGAATCTGCATATTCTGGGAACACCTCATCTGCCCTACCTTGTTGTATATCTATAACAGGACCAGTTGGTATAATACGACCACCCTCATCCTGCCTTGATTTCTGAGTCCTTTTGGCAGCCGTTTTGTAGTTAGGATCCATCCTTTGTTTATCTAGTTCTTCCATTGAAAAAGCATCTATAGCTTGTTCTGCTTTTTCTAAAACAGTATTCAAAATTGTTATATCTTCTTTTCTTATTAAGTTATCGTCAAAAAAAGTACCGATTTGAATACCTAAGTTTTCCGACAACCCTTCAAACAAAGAGTTTATTATTCTTCTAAACTGAAAATCTTTTTCTTGTATAACACCTAAATCTCCTTCTTCTCCTGTTTCTCTATATATTTGAGAAGAGAAACGTGGGTTTACTCCAGTAGCTTTTAACTGTCTGATATTAGAAGATGTTATTCTTCCAAGACCTTTTAACGTTTTCTTAATATAAGTATTAGGTTTGTCTGGATCACCATTCAGTAAGTTTTCCTTAATTTTTGCAAAAAATACATCGGCTTTCATGTCTCTTCGTTTAGCTACTTCATCAGCTAAATCTTGAGCAAACTCCATTGACATTTGTTTACCACTACCTCTGTCTTTGTAAGTACCTTTAAATTGTTCTACGATAGATTCGTGATACTCTACAAATTCCTTAAGAGGAGCACCAGTAGTTCTACCCAAAACATCTTTGGCCATCTTGTTTTGAGTTTTTCTGTAGAAGTTTCTTAATCGTAAAACTAAACTTCTAGTATATCTTTCGCCCTTAGCTCTCCCTATTTGAGATACTTTTTGATTAAGTAACTTACCAACTTGGTCACCTACAAATTCTTCAAGACCGGTATCTTCTTTATATTGTTTTGGTCCATTTGGATCTTTTCTAATTTCTTCAAAAGCTTTTAATAAATTCCTGCCTTCTTCGGTAGTTTCCATTAATTTTACATCATACCATTCGTGAAAATATGCATGTCCAAGAGCGTGCTCATAAGAAGAAAGCACTAAACCTTCTACTTCATCTTCTATAATATTTTTTGTAGTAGGGTTATTTTTAATTTTGTAAAAATAATCTCTAGGTCTTCTCAAAACGATAATATCTACATTACCTATGGTAACAATTTGTTCTGGTATTGCAGAATTTTCCCTTAATACTCTTCTAGATATTTCTATCTCATCATTAAACTTTTTAGAGTCAAACTTTATAGGGTTATCGTCAAACATAACAAACAATGATCTGTGTTGTATTTGTAAAACATCTTTTGCTATATCAGATATAACCTTTATTGGGTCTACTACTTTTCCTACTCTAGCTAAATCAAAGTTAGCTTCTTGTGCTCTTTTTCTCCTTAGACTTAAAACATCTTCGGGTATAAGTTCATTTCGTTTTTTAAAAGCAAAAGGAGGTTGTTTCTGTAAGTCTTTTAACAGTGCTTCTTGTGTTGGAGTTAATTCACCTTTTCTTTTCCTTCTTAAATTAAGTATTTGTTTAGCAACTCCACGCCCGTCTGAGTCTACAACGTCGCTGTATGTATTAGTGACATCATCTTCAATGAAAATCCCGGGTTTAATGGACTCCATGTTAAACCTACCCTCATACCTTTCCTTATTAATGTTCTGGCTTATTACCTTATTTATAAAACTTTTATTACCTCTTGTACGATAAGGATCATCCATCTCTCTTGGTTCATCATCAAAACTAACGCTCTCAGTAAAACCCCTATCTATCTCTCTTGGGTCAGTATACAAATCAACATTATTTATTACGTTTTGTGCGTAGTCATCATCATTTAAAATATTTTGTTCTTCCAATAAATCTTGTAATAGTTCATATTCTTTTTCTATAGGAACATTAAGTGCAAAGTTTTCAGGGTCATTTAAAGCCCTGTTGTAAAGTTGTTTTTGTAAATCACTACGGGTTCGTAAATAATTAGTAGACACCATAAAGTTATGAAACAGTTGCTCCCAGTCTGGAGTGACAGAATTCATAACAGCAACTTCCTGTGGTGTAAGAACTTTTATTTCTTTATCGTCTTCCATACGTTTAAGCTTTAACTCCTGTTCGGCATATCTTCTTTCTGCTTCACTACGTATTAATTGTTTTTGTTGCTCTGGCAGTAAGTTTTCATCTAAAAATTGACTGGCATCTATGCTTTCTAAAATTTTACCAATCTGTTCTTTTTGCAGCTCTTTAGATCGAGATGTTCTGTAAGATGGTTCGGCTACACCGCTACCAGCCACCATTAAAGTTTCTATCTCATTTCTAATAGCCCAAGTTTGCATCTCCATAACTGAAAGTGGGTTTATTAAAATAGGTTTTTTATAAAGTTGAGCTAACTCTTTTGTTAATCTGCTCCCCGGACTGAGGCCACCCTTCCCATTATCTGCAAAAATAATTACTCCATCAGAGTAACGTACATTAACTTCAGTTCTAGTGTTGTATCCCGGAAACTCTCTTAAAGGTTGTGCTAAAGCTTGTATCTGACTTAACTCTTGTGTAAGTTTAGGTGAAACTATTTGTGTGTTACTTGTTGGCACATGTCTAAAAGTTAAACTAATACGGGGTGCTGAAGCTGGACCCACTTGATGTGTGTATTTAAATTGAAAACGTCCCTCTGGCATAAGATAAGCGTCACCATTAGAAGTATTCACTTCTTTAGAGTTCTTATTATCAGCCACCGTAATTGTTGAGTCGCCTCCATAACTAACAGTTGCAATCCCACCTATTACTCCCACAGTATCTATAAAAATAGCTTCATCATCTTTATGAGCGGGAATACCTCGTCCAGTAGGGTAACTGTTAATAAGAACACTATTAAAATAACCTTGATCGTAATTAAATTTTTCTGCTAATTTTTCTGCCATATCTCGAATCGCGTTAGGCATATCTAAAGACTTGTGAGAGGTTCCAGTGTAGTTATAATTAACCTCACCAAACCATAATGCCCTTCTACCACCAGTGGTTTTTACTTGGTCTTTGTATTCAGTCAATAGACTATCTAACTTTTCAAAGCTGCTGTCTTGAGTAAAAGCGCCCTTCTCTAGTTTTACATCTTCTATACTATCTTTAAAAACTTTTGGTAAAGTAACGGTGGGCTCCTTAAAAACATTATTAGCTACTTTATTTAATTTATCTTTTGTAACTTTTTTAGCTTTTTCAGTGTCATCTATAAGTTTAGCTAACTCAGTTCTTTGTTTACCTATTGCTTCAAGAGCTTCATCCTCTCGCTTAAAAAAGTCATGGAATAAAAGTTCCATACCTTTGTACTCAGTTTTAAATCTATTAGGAGCATCTTCTTCATAAGGAAAAGGGCTACCCGCTAAGGTAATAGTCGGAAAACCTAACTCATTAGCTACTCGTGTAGCAATGAGGTCTACTCCTATTTGACCTCCGGTTACAATTTCTTTTACTTTTAATTTAGTAAAATCAAAAGCTTCTTTAAGTTCTGCATAATCTCTAACGTCTTTCATGTTGAGTTTTAGCTCATCAAGGAACATGTTTCTTAATGTTAGGTCTATCTCACGATTTGATTGGAAAGCAGGTTCGAGAAAATCTTTTCTATCTTTATCTTTTAAACTATCTAAATTTGGATTTAATAATCTTTTTCTTGCATCAATATTTGATTTTATTATGTCAGGCGGACTGTATTTACCTTTAGGTGTCCCGTCACTTTTATAATTAAAAGGAGCTTGAGTAAAGTTTAATATCATATCTTTTGCAGACTGATATTTTTGTAGGGCTGGGTTAAAGTACAACGGCAGATTAAAAACATCAAAAGTTCGTAAATTAGTTGTTTTTGTTTTAGGTGGTCCTGCAGATTTATCAGCAGGTAATTTAGCTCTTATCTCGGCTTTAGAATCTATCTCAAACTCTTTTTTGTTTTTTAATTTATCCAACAACTCAGTAGGAGATGTTGAAGTTGCTATAGTACGTAAATCTAAAGTAGACAGCGTAGCACCATTAAAATAACTAAGTTCAACATGTGGGTTTAGGTACTCTAATAAATCATCAGGTAAAGGTTGATCTAAACTTTCTAATACAACTTCACCGGGTGCTTGATTATTACCCCTGTAGTACTTAAATACAAATTTTCTTGACTCACCATTTTTGTTTTTAAAATTAGTTAAAAACCTTTGTACTAAAACAGCAAAGCCAAGAGCAGTTCTATAGTTAAGTTCAGTATTAGCCTTTTCTATGCTATCCATGTTAGCTTCAAGAATAGATCGTCCAGCTGACAAAAGTTCATTAAAAGATAAAGGTAAATCATTTTTACCTCCTCTTAGATACCAACCAAATTTAAGAGTTTTTTTGCTAGGGGCCTTATAGTCTTGTTCTAAAAATCTTACATCTGTTGTTTCAAACCTTGACCCTCTAACAAGTCTATTCTCTATAACTCTATTCTGAATTTGTACAGCAGAAGTCACCATTGATTGCACCGCTTCTTTAGGTGTCATATCTCTAAATTTATCTGCATACAAATCAGGTTCAGTTTCTGGGGTGCTTTCTTTTATTATTGACTGATAGCCAGTGTCAATTTCTAGTCCTAGAGAAGGACCAGCAATCTTTATAAACTCTCTAAACCCTCTAACTGATTGCTTTCCAAATTTTTGTTCAATAACTAACATAGGGACTAATTTGTTTTGCCCTCCTTGTACTTTAAGTTCTTGTTTTATTTGTTCTACATAATTTTGAAAACTGTATAAGTCAATCTCGTCTGGTCTTGTAGCCCCAATAACTTCGCCTTCTTGTTCCAAGATATCAAAAAACTCAGTAACAATAGTCTTAATGCCTTTATCTATTAAAGGTTTATCGCCTACAGTTTTTATAACATCCGTAGGTACTATTTTATAAATAGAATTTGGATCTGCTGCTTGTAATTCGTTTATTACTTTTAGGATAGAAGAGTTTGCGTTTCTAAGAAGTTCTTGATCGACAAAACTTAATTCACCCATATCTAAATATTCCGACATCCTAGCCGCAATTTTGACAGGCGTATCATACATGCCCAAGAAACTTTTAAGAGGTAATCCATCTACTTCTGTTCTAGCTATAACTCTTTCTGTGGCTAGTTGTCTAACATCGTCTTCTCCTATACCTTCTGCAATGGCGTCTATTTTATCTTCTTCTTCTGCTATAGCTTTAAGTATGGCTTCTTTAGATGTCGAAGATATAACAGGTAATTCGTCTCCGGGTTCAATAACTTTTATTTCATCTCTAACTCTTTGTTCCAGTCGATCTAATTGTTCAGCAATTTTATTTAAAAACTCCCTAGAATTACTATTGGCTATTGCCGAAGCTTTTTTAGGTGGCACCCCTAATTCGCCAAGTATTAGTCTTTCTGTAGCTCTAGCTTCCGTATCTCTATCAAGATTCCTTTCTTGCGCCATATCTAATTTTGCAATCAGCTTTTTAGAATCCTCTTCTGTTTGTTGTTTTACGGAATCTAATTGAGCTATCGTATCCTTAGTTCTTTGTATTGAATTTAAAAAAGCAGCAAGTTCTTGTTTTTTATATTTAAGCCTTTTTGCTATCTTACTAGCGAGTTCTTTTCTAGCACGCTCAGGGGTTTCTAATTGAGTTCTAGTTTTGTTGGGGTCGGCTCTTAAATTTTCATCTAATATCTCATTTGTAACCCTTCTTATACTTTTAGCTAATTTAGAATTTTCAGCCTTATTTAAATTATTTTTTAATTTACCTATTTCAGCATTTAATGTAATTAATTTTTCGTTAAATCTAGATAACTCACTAGCTGCATTATCTGCGGACGGATATACTGAAGTTAATCTAATAAGGGCTTCAGTAGTTTGCCTATAATATGTAGATATTAAATCACGTAACTCATCATTAGATTTTTCGTTATCAAAGCTGGCGACTTCTCTTTTTTTCCATGCAGTAGCCACCCTACCACTTTGAACAGTAATTTTTCCTATCTCTGAAAACTGTTGAGCAAAATCAAATTCACTACCTTCTACTTCATCTCCAAAGTTCTCGTCGGTGTAACCACTTTCCTGTTCCATTTTGGCTTTAAGTTCTTCTAAAGTTTCGTTGTAATCATCTTCGAACTCGCCAGAGTACTCCATACTTCTTCTTTTTACTTCTTCTTCACCATCTTCGTTTTTATATGACTCTAACCTTCTCTCCGCTTCTTCTTCCGGAGTTGTTATAGCTATTTTTATATTTCTTTTCTTACTCTTAAGTGAGTCATATCTATCTAATAAAGATTGTGGTACTTCTTTATCATTTATTTGGTAATCAAATATTTGTCCCTCTAGTTCATCGATAAGCGGTTGCACCGTTTCAGGATCAAATAAATCTAGTTGTGGGTCTTCATCATCTGTGTCAGGCCCTTGTGCTTCAGGCAGTAACTCTTTTACTATTTCAGGGTCCATCGAGTTCTTCATAACACTGTATTTTTTCTCAGGTTGGAACTGTGAATCTGCTTGAATAACAACTTCAGGAATACTACTAGAAGGCGCTGTTTGTTCCCAAACTACTTTGTCATCTTCTAAGAGTTGTACAATAACCTGTTCTCCTTGTGCAGAACTAGAAGTTTCAGTAAAGTCTAAAATTCTAGTTAGCACGTCCCTTAGATTAACGTTGTTAAATCTTTGGTTATCAAAAAATGTTCGGGCATCTTTACTAACAGTTAAAAGTACGCCAAGCCCATCTTTATCTAAACTTAACATAATTTCTGGAATAGAACTCTCATCTTTTCCAACAAATGCGTCTTGTAACAGCCCCCTTAATTTAGTTTTATTTACTGTATTAGTTTCTGGGTCTATTATCCCATTAGCTTTAAGGAACTCCAAAGTTAGCCAAACAGACTCTCTTTTGTAATCAGGATCAATCATGCTTTGCAACTGCGCTACTACATCCTCAAAAGTTTCTGGTAATCCAAGTTCTTCTAAGTCTTTGAAGGTTTCTTGTTGTACGTTTTGCCAAGCAAGGTCTTCTACTTTGTTATTAATAGTGGCACGAGCTTTTTGAAATATTGCTGCACCAGCACCACCGGCAACACCACGAGCACCACCACCAGCAGCACCATCAAACCAAGCTTGCATTCTTCTTAGTCGAGCTTCAGTACCGGCATTATCAAAATCAGGGTTTACAGCATTGCCTACAGACATAATTATTTCTTCTTGAACCCCCTCTGCAAAACCCTCTGCGGCTATACTTCCCACACCTACTCTAGCTACATCTCCTAACAAAGCTAAAGTAGATTTCTTCTCAAAAAGCCTTAGTTCTGCTTGTCCTCTTTTTCCTATGGCATCCATTCCTTTCTTTTCTGCAAGTAGAGACAGTTTTAAAATAAATTTTTCGTGTTCACTTAATTTTTTACCTCCGAAGAATTTTTGTTGGAGTCCAGCTAATCTACTTCTACCGGTAGCTAATTTAAATAAAGAACCAAAGAATATAGCGTCTGAAAGAACTTCTACTCCAGCTGCTGGTAATCCAATTAGACCTGCCATAACTGCTTCTCGTGCAGTTAGTTCTATTCCGGCATCTCTATACTCTTGTAAAATTTCAGGGGCTATTAATTTTTCAGAAGCTATAAAAGCCCCACCAACTGCACCTCTTTTTAAATCTCGTATGTAACCTCTAGCGGTATCCATAACTACTTTTTCTTCTGGTGTTAAATTATCAGTGCCTTTGTTTCTTAATGTTTTAAACCAAAGTTCTTCAAAAGCATTTACAGTTTGTCTTTCAAAATCTACGTCAGGTCCACCTAACTGTAGTACATCATCTTTGTTTGGTTTAAGGACTTTATCTTTAAAGTTACCTGCCTTTCTAATAGTTTTAGACATAGCATCTTGTAATGCAGCCCTACCCGCAACAGTAAAAGCAGTTCTACCTGCTCCTAAGATTATGCCTCCAGCAAGAGCCTCTCCTAGAACTAACCCAGCAGGGGCTAAATTTTGTCCAACAGCCCTAGCTAATTGGTTAAAACCCCCTTGTAATGTTGGTTCAAGAATAAAATCTTCAAAAGTTTCTAGAGGTTCTAAAAGTTTTTCAACTCTTTCATTATAATCATCTACTTCGGCAAGCCTTCTTTTGGCTGCCATATCATCTCCCATGATAAGATTTCCCATAGCAGCAAGACCACTAAAAGAACTTTTTACTCCTTGAACTCCAGCTTTTACTCCTCTAGTAAAATGGTCTTTAGAACGTCCATAAAATACTGGAGTGCCCTCTAAATTAAAATTTCCTACAGGATTGTTAACACCACCAAAAACTTGTGCGGCTCTAGCCGCATCTCTTTGTTGTTGTTCATCTAAGTTTGGTGCTGCAGGACGTGGTTGGGTTGGTTTAGGTTCTGTGCTTTCAGGCGCAACAGGAGCCTGACTATCGGTTAGTAGTACCTTTTCTAATTCATTAGCCATATTTAACCTGCAGAGCCAGTGTAAAAAGCAACATCTTCAAATATTTTTATCAGAGTTTTTAAGTCTCTACTTGGGTCTCCACCTAAATCATCTATAGATTCTCTAAGATCATCTAATGTAAGTTCTTCTGCTCCTGCAACACCTCCGTCAGGTCCGAGCATTCTAAAACCTGTTAATCCCGGAGGACCACCTTTTCTACTACCTTTTTCATCATAAAGATCTGAATATTTAAGAAACTTACTTTCTCCTGAATACATTGCCTGAATTCTATATTTGCCAGTTAGAAGATCCGTACCTGCACTTACATCATCATTTCCAAAACTAAATGCCCACTGCGACCAACGTTGGTTATTAGCGTTTTCTAAAATTGGTCTAAGTCCAACTGCTAAAGTTTCTAATTTTTTTGCATTAATTAGCTGACCAAATGAACTAAGTTGCCCTCCATATTTTTCTCTATCTCTTGCAAGAAACTCTGATACCTTTGCATTATTGTCATACTCCTGTTGATAAAATGTAGTGAAGTCCTGCATAAAGGTGTCAGGTGTAAACGTGTTAGCCTCACCATAGCCACCAAGCTGTAACCCTTTTCTATATAAGCCTTCTAAAGCAATACCTGCCTCACTAAATGACCTATTGTAAACTTTATCTGTTTTCGCCTTGTTTTCACGTATCTCTTTTAACAACCCGGTATCCAAAGTCCCCGTTACTCTTACCGCAGTCATCAGTGTATCTATACCGTCAGGGCCTATTGACTGTAACACTGAATCATCAAAGCTGTACAACATCGCTAGGGAATCTCTTATATTTCTACTAACTGTTGCTTCATAATCTCGTTTAGTTTTAGGTGTTTTATTACCCTCCAGAATAACTTGTCCAGTTTCTGGGTTAAAATTTGAATTTATATAGTTATCTATTTCTTGTTTAGTCGAGTCAGATACTTGATAACCTTTTTTCTTAAGTAGGTTTGATATTTGGTCGGGTAAAGTTACAAAAGGTATACCGCCATCTTTTCTATTAAAGTTTCCTAAAATACCTGCTATATCTGCTTCTTTAAATTTATCTTGAGCCCCAGCATCAAGTCTTAGTTTCTCAATCCTATTATCTATTTCTACTTGTTTGTCTTCGAGCTTTTTTGTTAAATCATTAGCTCTGTCAGTGCCTACAGGAGCTACAGATAAAAGATTCATAAACTTTTGTTTTTCAGCACGTAGTTTCTCTAAATCTGTATCACGATCATACATACCTCCAGATATCTTTTTCTCTGCCTCTGAAAGTTCTTTTTTGTTTCTTATATTTAAGTTATACAAAGTACCCTGAAGAGTTCCAGTAGTTGTGGGTCCCACTCGTAAAGATTTAGTACCACTTTTTAACTCTTCATCATATCCAGAGCCAAGTGTGTTTTGTCCAGTAATATACCTATCTCTTCTTCTTTTGAGGTTTCTTAGTTCTGCTTTATCCTGATTACTAATTGTTTCTCCGGCTTGTTCTCTTTGCAAAAACTCTGTCTCTTTATCTTTAACTTTACTAGCAAAAGTAGAATATTGATTTACAGCGAATTGTATATCCTCCGGTCTTAACCCATTATTTACAGCCCAAGCAGCTATTTGATCATCATTCATTTCTAAAAATTGGTCTAATGTATCCGTAACTTGTGTTGGATCCATTTGTATCGGTTTTGCTATTCTATTAGTGTTTTTTAAAATACCATTTATTTCGTTAAAAATTTCTGTAGTTGTGGTTTCATCACTGAGATACGCTCCATTATAACTTGGACTACCATAGCCAGTATCTCCAATTTGATCTTGCTCTGCTTTAGGTATCTCTTCAAAGGTGCCATTGTCTCCAAAACGTCTGCTAGCATTGTACGCTACTGGGCTAACTGTACTATATACGTGGTGTTGATAATCTTGCATTAATATATCTAACTCAGGTACAGTCATTTGGATTACGCCATCCCCGTCTTGGTCAGCGTTTACAAGGTTTTTAAAAGCTAATTTAGGTCCCGGAGCCTTCTTATCACCCGGTTTAAACTCGGCTATACGAATATTATAAATATCGTTACCGGCGTCATCTTTTTGACCACTTAATTCAGCACTATCATAAAAAGCAAAATTACCTGTGCCCCATTGTACAAACTGTATATTATGCATAGCGTCCTTAAATGCACCGTTGTTTAAAACACTTGTATCTACTTTATTCCCTGCCGCTTTATAAGCTTCAGGAGCAACTGTCTGTGCAAAACCCCCTATACTAAAAATCAAGTCATTGCCTACTTCTTCTGAAGCACCCGGCGTCCTCATAGCTTTATTTGTAATTTGTTTAAAAGAGTCGGAAGCCTTTTGGTAAGAGTCGTTTTTAAATTGTTCTTCTAACTTACGAGCACTTTCCCTATATGCGTTTTGGGACTGAAACCCTTGTCTTAATTCTTTTATCATTATATTGCACCTAATAAAGAACCAACAAACCCATATTTTTGGGACCTAGAAGCTGCTCTTGCTGAGCTATAAGCATTTTCTCTATTTATCTGTAACCCTGCAGCAGTGCCTAAACTTTCTAAAGCAGTTTTGTTAATACCTTGAGCAGCATTAACTAAACTATTTAATAATTCTTGGTTACTTGTATCTTGTTGTAACCTAGCATTGTTTACGGCATCAGTCACACCTATAGTCCTAACTAGTTGATTACCAGTCATTCTTTGCATTCTAGCCGCAGAAGTTTCAGCTACACCAAATCTACTTAAGTTTCTTGCAGCTATATCCTCTCCTAAAGTAGTTTGTTTATATACATCCATGGGTGCTTCTTGAATTAACTCATCACCATCTATTTCGCCTAACAAAGATTTTTCAAAAGGTCTTACTGTGCCTCTAACAAATCGATCTCTAGATTTAGCAACATCTGCAAATGCTTTATCAGGGTCTTTTACTTCCCCTAAACTAGTAACAAATACTGGAGCATAGTCGGTAGTACCAACACCAGATGCTTCTTGTGTTCCAATACCCCCAGAATCTTCTACTGGAGGAGTTGCAGCGGCTGGTGGACCAGAAGGTGGTGGCTCAGAAGCAATAGGAGATGTTTCATTCTTTACAGCTTGGCCCTCGTCTAAAGGCCCATCTCTACCAGATTGGGCTTTATTTATATTGTCTTGTAACTCTTGTTCTGCTTTTGCAGCTTGGGCTTGAACGTTACCAAAATCGATGTTACTGAGGTCAAGATCACTAAAATCAAGACCACTAAAATCAAAACCACTAAAATTAGGTTCAAAACCACCTGAATATAAAGAATTTAGAGTTTTACCTATTTCAGCCCAAGCGCTGCCGTGTCCTGCTAACATTTTTAGTAATCACCTCTAAAGTATCTGCCCATACTTTGTTTAAAGCCTGTTCCAAAGGAACCCTTACCTGACGTGGTGGGGTTAGACATTTCTGATATCCCACCACCAATACCAAATGAAGCTGCTTTTACTCCTGCTATGATGGCTTGGTTCTGCATATCTTTTCTTGCCATCCTTACTTGCATTTCGTCTCTTGCTTGAGATAAAAGTTGGTTGTTTTCTAACCTTGCTGCTTGAGCTAATGCACCAGAAGACGTAGCCCCCAAACCTAACCCAGTTCTCAAAGCGTTCTCTTGTTCTTTTCTTTTTGCGCCTAAAGCTTCTCGGTTAGCATCAACCTGTATCTTAGTAGCCATTAAAGTTCTATTAGCACTATCTTGAAAACTTCTAGCTAAATCTAAATCTAATTTACTACCCATAGCTTGTTGTATATCAGCTTGTCTAAAACCTTTTACAGTTGGAGCAAACCTATCAGAAGAAGCATGTTTTAGCTGTTTTGCCATAACAGGTTGTAAATGGTTTACATAATAATTATTAGCATCAACAGCAATTGCTGCTAACGCTTTCTCTCTTTCACCCGGCTCGTAGTCTTCCGGGTCTACTTTAGCTCCTCTGCTACCCATATTTATACCTCTATACTATAAACTCTTTCTGTTATTTCCCACCCATTAGCTACAGCATATTGCTCCATTTCAGGAACTACAGATCGTGCTTTTATGTAAACACAACCCGAAGCTTTTGCTAATTGGTTTAACCATTGTACATGCGAAACCCAGTTATGTTTACCAGTTTCATGCACATACGCAATCCAAATCAACAAACTCCGTATTTTTGAAAAGGGGTCTACTTCTACTGTTAAGATCATGAAGCCAATAGAAGACATATATAATTCTGCTCTTCCATTTACACATTCGCTATAAATGTCCTCTGGTATAACCTCACAATGAGGGATTTCATTTAATATCGAACATATTGGGCCTCTTATTTCCTCCCAACATAACCGAACATCAGTTAGTTTGGGTTCTATAAAATCCATCTAATAGTCGAGTTCCTTTCCATAACGTCCATACCTTTTCCTTGGGGACAAGCCCGTACCTTTATATTTAACGGTTCGTTTTACGCCTATGTTACCACCTCTACCTCTTAACTCTGCTTCGCCTACTTCGGCTGCAAACAAATTAAAGTAGTCAGAAGCGGCTACTGGGTCGGTCCACTCTTTACCGGGCATTCTTAGCAATCTGTAGATAGCACCATATAAAATACCATCTCGATAAGTATTACTAAATTCTGTATCTATATTGTTAGTAGTTCTAGTTGGTTTCAAAGCCACATTTACCAATAACCCATTAACGGTTTTTGCACCGGGCACTGGCACTAACCAAAAAGTGTTAGATGTTTTTTGTAGGTATACTGTTGGTATACCTGATTTATCTCTCCAATCAGGGTAATTTAATTCTAAGCTTCTAGGGCTTATAGGGTCTAAATCATTTCCATCAAAAGTAGCCCATAATATTTGATGTACATCTGTACCACTAGGTTGGTCAAACTCATACTCATGAATTCCTGATATAGTAGTTATCGGGTCTAAGTCATAAGTATAAGCTTTACTTTTTTCACAAAGCTCTATAGTCGAAGAACGTAAGTTGTTTTCTATCATAGACTCTGAACACCCCGGAACAAAAGGAGAAACTTCTTTTACTAAAGATTCAAAACTAGCCAACGACTGCCTCCTGTTGTGGTGCGGATGCTTGAGCTAATTGTGCTCCTATACCGAGATTTTGAGTAAATATTTGATAGTGGGCTCCAGCACGCTCAAAATTAGCGGCAAACTCCGACTCTTTTAAGAACGATCTATACAATACAAAATTTATTAGAGCATTAACATAAATGTCATCTACTTGTATTGTATTTGACGTTGATGTGAGATTAGTAGGGTTTTTAGAATACACAACTTCTACATAGGCGCTACCAGATACTCCGGGATAAACAAAAAATTTACGTGGGTCTCTGTCATCAAACATGTAATGTTTAACTATAGTACCATGCGCTGCTTTGCCTGTAACAGTAGGGTCATGCCAACTTGGCTCTTCGCTGTTTATTACATCTAAGTTTACTTTTGAGATAGCTCTAGCACCAGTAGCATCTGTAGCAGTGCCTGACATATTTCTAGATACACTAACAAGTCTTAATCCATCCGCAGGTATTGTTTGTTCTGTACCAGCAGCTAACAGTACATTTGCGTGGGTAGCAGTAGCATCAGGTCTAAAATTAGCAATTTCTCTTTGCGCATCATTTAGGTAGTCGAGTTGTTCTGAACTTGACCAACGTACACCACCAGTGTTTTGGAGTATATTATTTACTCTGCTTAATATATTCGCAGCTGTTAGCGTACCGGCCATTTATTCCTCTTCTTTTTTCTCTTCTTTTTTCTCTGTTTTTTTAACGAGTTTTGGCTTTGCTTTAGGTTCAGGCTTAGGTTCTTCTCTTACTTCTTTAGCCCCAGCTTGTAAACAAGCATATCCAATATACTCTGGGAATTCTCTTGCTTCTCCCGCATATAAACGAACAGCATCACCAGTTAACAGTGATACATATAAATCTTTTTCTGAGATAACTTTCATAGTTTTTCTTTCCATTTAAAACTCCTGTTTAGTAGAAAGAGGTGGTCCGAAGACCACCCCAATCTTAATTAAAATGCGCAATCTACTCTGATTACACCAAAGTCTTCATTCTGACCAGAAATGTCAGAGTTGTAGACAGGTTTCTTAAGACCCATGATCTTACCAATAGAAATACCGTTTTGGTTTCCATAGTCGAAAGTATCTTCAACTATTTCAGGCAAACCGATATCTGCCATAGCAAGAGCTTGAGCTCCACAGAATAAGTTAGCAGCGAAGTCAACATCACTACCAGATCCACCTTTCTGAGTACCTGAGGTACCTTGAGAAGTGTTTGGTACGTGTCTGAATTCGTGAACCATAACGCCGTCAACCATTAGGCTAGAAGATCCAGCAAATAGTTCGTTGTTTGGTCCTCTGATACCAGCACTTCTTACGTTTGATAAGAAGTCAGAATCTAGTTTCAGATCAGCCATTACTTGTGGAGTAACAAAAAGATGATACATCTCTTCATTACCATTTCCTCTCATACCTCTAATGTATTGGTCTTTAGCAAAAGCTTTTAACTCAACAATAGTACTGTAAGTCATCTTGTCAGTAGCAGCTAAAGCAGAAGTATCACCAGCAACTAAACCATTAGTTGCGTCGACTCTTCTGTGTCTGTTAGAAGTAGGAGCAGTTACATCACCGCCAAAGGCAAGATCAGACAAGTTAGAACCTGAACCTAATACTGGTCTAGTCGCAGCAGAACCACCGATGTTGTTGTTCTTTCTGTTGTAGTTAATACCAGCCAAGGTTAAGAATGCAACTTGGTCCATTCTATCTGCCATTGCGTATGCAAGTGCATCTCTTGAGTGCTCACGAAAGTTGACAACAGATTTTTGATCCGCTAAACGACCAGAAAGTCTGTTCGCAAATCTTAATTGATCTAATTGTACAACTATGTCGAATGCTCTTAATGCTTCTTCATTACCTTCAAGAGTACTGTCACCAACGACACCATCACCAGTCATGTCAGCTAAGAGTGTTAATACAGCTCTAGCTCCTTTTTCTGATTGAGTAAGTTCATTTATTCTCTGAACCATGGCGTTGGGGCC